TCCCAGGTTTGACGCTGAACTTGTTGCTCGCGTTCTGATAGCCTCTTATCAATGAATGATGCTAACTGATGCTCCCAGTCTCCAGATTCAGGCTCATTCGCAGGTTGTTGTTGTGGCTGAATAGGTTGTTGTGCTTCAGGCATCTTCATGCGCGATACTCTATCGCGAATCATAGCTTCAACTTCAGCTTTGGTATAGACCTTTTCTTGTTTTGGAATCTCATTGCCATATTCATCTGTTTGAGACTCTACGGATTTTTCTTGTGGCGCTTCTTCTACAACTTCACGTGAAACATTTTCAACTGGCTCAGATTCCTTTGTTTCATGCCCTGCATCAAGCTTCTCAGTATCAAGAAAGCTTGGCGTTTCCTCATTCATCGTCTCAACCAACAAACTATCAATATTATTTACATTGCCATTCTTTATTTCTTCAGTCATTGTCTAGCCTCAGGTCGTTGTTTAGTTGCATGTGTCAATAATCTTACTAGATTGTCAGCATGTGACATTTGCTCTTGAGATTGTGTACGCTGCGCTTCAGCCGCATAACGTAACTCCATTTCTTGCAGTGCTGCCGCAGCCTCTTCACGTCTAGCTTGCAAATCAGCCCACTTCATTGCTAATTCTTCTTGAGTTTGATGATGATTTAGCTGCAACTTCTCTTGCTCTTGTTGTAACTGTTGCTCTTTGAGCTTTAACTCCTGCATCTTAATCATAACCATTGGGTCGGGTTGCTCGGGCTTTGGAGGTATTGGCTCTCCAGTCTTTCCAGCTTGGATAATCTCAGGAGGAACAATGGTCTTAAGGCGATTACGTAGCTCAATATTATTGGCAAGTGGTAGATTCTCAACATATAAATCAGCCATAAGATTGAAGAGCTGAGGGTTTGCTTGCAAAACTAGTTGCATTGAGTTCAAAGCCTCTTGCTTTTGTCCTTCCCAGCCAGGGCCAGGTTGCAATCTAATCGAAAACTTAGCGGTAGACATATCATTTTGTACTTGGCCGCCAAATTCATCCATTGGTTTATTAATAGCTACGGCCGTACGTCCTTTGTCCTTAAGATTAACGCTTACAGAACGCTCAGTATCATAGACTATTGGAATAGCTTCATTGGTTAGTTCTGCGCCAACAGCAATGGCTTTATTGAGGTTATTGAAAGGCGTATTAGTATTGAATGCCCCACGCTTTCCACGAGCCTCAATGGCAATCTTAGAGGTCTCATTGCCTTGGTCGCCCATCATTGCAGCATACATACCCGTACAAGTTTGTATGTCACGCTCAGAGCGCTCGTATTGTTGTATCAATGATGCAGATAACTCAGGTGGTTTTAATTGTTGAGGCACGAACCCACTTGCCGCAGGATCGAACACCAACCCGCCTTGTACGTTTGAAGGGTCACGCCAGATTTGTTGTGTATCATTGCTGCGCACGTTCTCTTTGCTCACCAAGAACTGGTCATATCTACCAATCTTAACCAGATAAGCTGATTGCGTTCCTAGATAATTAATATAACGCTGGGCGTCTTTGGTGTCTTTGAAGAAGGGCCTACAAACTTGCGTGCCTTCTTTATTATAGAACGAACATTGGTCCACGAAAGGCATGGGTAATTGTTTGAAAGGCGTTTTATCAGAATCAAGCTCATAGTCTCCAGCGAATAAGTACTTCTTGACTGAATAACGTGGCGCTCTGCGCTCCATCTCTATAGTCACCAGTTGCTCTTGGTCGAGTAACATTTCTTTATCGTCAACCATGATACGCTCTAATGCATCAAATTCATCTTGATCAACGGTGCGGCCATTACTTAATTGATAAATTGTAATGGGATTGTATTTGCGCTCCCAGTAGGTCACTAATGTGACTGATTCATCGTCATTAAACACCGATCCTTCCTCAATATTTGAAGGCGGGATAGATATTTCAATCTTCTTGCCATAAAGAGAGCGGAATTTGGCCCTAGACATACGAGTTCTAAACCCACAAAACATGCCATCAGTCTTGCAAGGAGACATTGCCGACAAATCCCAGAAACATCGCGTAGGAATGGCTATTTCTTTAAATCTAATCACCTGATTGAAGCTAAATTCATCTTCATATTCAGTGTCAACATAATATGCGCCATAACCTCCGGTAATTGCAGAGTTGAATGCGCACTGAAATACTTCTTTTGTGTGAGAACTGAAGGTTATGTCATCTACCAGAGCTTCATAGACATCAATCAACTCTGCGGACATGTTTTCATTCTTAGGGACGCACTCAATACTGGGGGTATTTTGTTGTTGCTCGCCTAATAAGTAGTTGGCCATAGGCGCAAGTTTATTGAATGTAAGTGGTATCTTCTTGTAAGTCTCAAATACTCTAGCTTCTTCATCGAGCCATTGATTGCCCCAGATAAATTGCGTGTATTCGTTGTATGTATTCTTGTTGTCGTGCCAGTAATTCTCCCAAGTTTCAATTTTAGAATTGACTTCTTGAGCTTTTTCAGGGTTTTTACGTGCCATAACATCTAATCCCTCAGTTATATTGCAAATAGTGTATCACGTACACTTATTTTTTGAATCAAATCCTCTCTTTCTATTACTACAAAGCTTTGAACAACAAATAACATTCCTATATTTATTGGCAAGGAACTCAACGCCACACCATCCACAGTTCTTTTTAAGTGTTTTTTGTTTTGCATAACAGCCAGCTTGAGCGCATGACTTCGAGCAAAATCTTGTGCTGACCCTATTAGCAAAATACGTCATAAACGGCTTAGCGCACACGATACAAATCTTCTCTGACTTTGCTTTATCTTTCCATTGGTCCTTCGCCGTGCGAACATGAACCGACCTCCCTTCTTCAGAGGCATGCCATATTTTAGCCGCCTCCTGTGCGAGCAATAAATTCTTATTGTTCTGGATCACAAATTCAGGATCTAGGTATCTTGCCTTCATGTGGCTTCTTGCGTGCTCAATACCGCTAATGCACTCAAGGTTACTAATATCGTTATTCTTCCAATTACCATCTTTATGATGTATATGATGTCCTCTTGGAATCATGCCGTTTACTTCCCACCATACATATCTATGCAACAATCTATACGGCTTACACCTTTTGTCTGCGGCATAATATCTATTGGTACTTTGTATATAAAATCGTATTCCCCTATAATCTACATGACTCACACAATACCCCTAAAAGTCAGTGATATTATATCAGCACTAAGAGATTATATAAACATCTTTCCATGCTGTACCGGTATAAAGTTGGTCCTCATGGAAGACTCCCCAACATGTTGTCCTAAAAAAAATGTCATTGATAAACTATCGGCCAAATCGGGCGACGGCATGCCTCTAGCCCTCAAATCATCTTTCGATTCGATAAGCAATTGTCCATTGCTTCTGTGTTTGAATCCAAGGCTGCACAAATCCCTATGCAATTCGTCGCTGTCTGGGATTTGTACGGGCAACTCTCCCATGAGCCAGTCTCGCATTTCTGCCCACAACTCTGCTCTGAGGTTTCCGTATCTTTCTTTATTATTCGCCGTGCGGGCAACATTAACGCCTTCAACGCAGTTAAGACCCATTTCCTGTAACCTATCAACCACTCCTGCTCCTATACCAATGCAATCTATAAATACTTTAGCGGGGTTTTCTTCCGCTATCATCGTCTTAATCTTTCCTGCTAACTCCATAGTGTTGTAGTTGCGTAAGATTATGGGATCGAAAGCAACCCTGCCTCGACGCTTAATGATAGCGCAGCGATCGTTTTCTCCGATTGCGGGGTCAACGCCAATAATAAGCGCCCCTGAGACTTCAACGTGGTTCTTGCGAGCGCGAGCCACAAAGGTAGAAGCTATGAAAGTATCATCAACAGGGTTTAAAAAAGCGTCACTTGCGCAACACGGATACTCCTGATTAAATAATTTGACTCCAAGCTCATGGTCTGAGGAGAATTGGCCTATCTTAAACCTTCGCCAGTAAATATGCTCTCTAGTCATGCCATTATTAGCATAAACATCTAATAGATTCTCTTCATCTTCTGTAAGAAATATCTCAGATGCATCTTGATTGAAAAATGTTCTATACTCTGGCTGCCAATACCACGGCACAAAGATTGCTTGGAAGTCTGATTTGCCTTGTTCAGCCGACACCCAGCCTGAATGATAGAAATTCCCTATGCCATTAGCTGTTGACTCAAGGATAATCTCTGTTCCTGATTGGTCACCAACTGCTTGCATTAATCCTTGAGCATGTTCAGCAGCGTTGGGCCAGAATGCAACCTCACTTCCGTGCAATAGCTGGACAGTTTGAGAGCGTCCAGTTCCTTTTGCACCTGCTGTTCCAATTGCATATCCGCTATCGATGGTATCAAATCTGAGCTCCTTAACGCTGTCTCGTCCAGCACGTGGGCATAGCCCAACGGGTAAGTGTTCATAATACCTCTTTGTCATCTCGAATAAGTTTTTGGTTGCGGCTGCTTCATGCGTGAGGATAAAGGTTTTCATGCCTTTGTTGGTAATGGTCTTATGAAAGTATCTGGCCTGAATCAGTGTAGATATTCCCTGCTGGCGCCCCTTCAACACGTAAGCTCGAACTTTACCTATCTCTTTGAGCTGAGCTTCAAGCCTATCATGCACATACATTTGTGCTTTGTTTAATTCAAACGGCAGTATCGTGCCATTCTTGGAGCGTATCTTAAAGAAGTTTTCAGCGAAGAATTTAAAGTCTTTAAGCCTATGCAAGTCGATCATAAAATACTTGACCCTCAACTATTTCATTATCAAATGGCTTTAACTTTATGAATTTAACTATATGACGAATATTGTTGTCGATAATATCATTAAGCCGATACTTGAGCTCGTGATCAAATCCATAGCCTGATTCAAAGAATGCAACTGATATGGCTAACTCCATACTTTCAAGACAGTCTATAACATACTGCTCAAACTCAGATAAATTATTCTTTTCGACGCTAGTTAAGTCTTGCATTAAGTTGCTCTTGCATCTTGCGTATGAATATAATCTTCTGCTCTTCAACCAGCTCACGCAAACGACCATTATCCATGAAATCTGTTGGCCCTTTATATTGCATAGCCTCAAGCAGCATCATTAAATGGGCGCGCAAGTTTTTATGCTCTTGCAGCTTGGTCAGTGGAGTTGTATTGACTTCTTGTTTGATGATTTCAGGCATTACGACAACACCTTGCTCGTAACCATTTTATGCAAGGCCTCAATGCGTCGATAGCACTCTTGAGTGTGATTGGTTAATTGATTGAATTGGTCTTGAAGAACATCGAATCTTTGAAGCATCTCAACTAATTGAGATTGCATGGCTGGTGAGTCTTCTAGTGTTAACTCTAACTCTGGTTTGGATGACATAATATCCCTCTCAGTATTCTTAAACCTTTTCTAGGAGCTTTTCTATCAAGGTATCTTTCAAATCTTTAGGTGCTTGGTCAGAATAGCAATCACGGAATCTGCTTTTCATAGTAAATTGCCAGCTAGAACCGGCAAACTTGTCTATCTCGCCGAAAATACCTTCCTCGCCTCTTGATTCCCAATATGCTTGAGAAAGCTGCTCTCCCATTGCGCAGGCTTGGCCAAACTCAGGGTATTCTTCTTTCCAGCGATAGTAAGTGTCTCTTACGATACCAAGAGAAACTGCAACTGCTGTAATACTCTTCCCTTGTTTAAACAATTCAACTGCTTTGCTGCACAGAGAAGGATCATATTTAACCGACCAACTAGGATAGGTCATAAATATTCCCTCTTTATTGTCCGATCAGATAGAGCCCATTGGCTGAACATTACGTTTAGCCGCCTTCATTTTTACGTCTGGATAATTAGGATTATTTTGAGCTGCATCATTCCAAGAAGGATACTTGCTTAACGCATTCATTTCATCCACAACACGCTTGTAACCACTTGGCATGCAATAAGCTTCATTTTCAACTGAACCTTGTGCGCTATATGTAGGTGCGTAATCTGCCATTTTTAATCTCTCTTATAAATAGAGTTAAGATAACTAATCATATCATCTATGTAAGATAAGTAAACCCCACATGATTCAAAACTTTCTGCACTTCTGTATTCTTCAAACATATTCACAGTTTTTGTGGATAACTATGTGCATAGGTTATAACAATCCTTGAATATATTGCAATAGCAACGAGAACAACTCAACCACCAATTAGATCAAAATTAATTAATAAAGAATGCAAATTAACTATTGACACTAGCAACCGTTGCACGTACAATTTACTTCATCAAGACGAATTAACTAAAAAGTGGAGCAATAAAATGTATTTAGCACAAGAATGGATGGACAAACAAAATCACAGCATGGGGCGTTCTATTGAAGAGTTAGATTTAATGGCAGAACGAGGTGAGATATGCCGACATGCGAGCAATACACATAATCGCATAGATTATGCCTTTAAAGATACCAGCGTAATAGCCTGGAGAATTGGCAGAAGTTTGGAGGTATTATAATGCCGGCATACATAATCGACACCCAAAAATTCAAGATAGCTCAAACTTACCCTGATACTAGTTATTCCTCGTTTGCCATGAGCGATAATTACGGCTGGGAACCCGATAATCGTTACAAAGTTATCGAGGAGTTAGAGAATATCCAGAAAGCTATGGTTTTGTTTAAGAGGACGCAGCGAAAATGAATAGTCTGTTAAAGCTAACAAGAATAGAGTTTGATAGTTCAGAAAACAGAGATCCAATATATATATCAGAAGAAAAATACTTTCAAGACGAGCCACCTCTTAGCGCGCATTGTGTTTGTGAAAAATATGTGAACTCATTGCGTATTAGTACTTATCTTGGCTATGACGGGAATGTCTATCCACAATTTAAGTCTGAAAAAATTTACATCAACAACTAAAAAAGGAGCAGCGAAAATATGGCTGCCTACATGGGCGACGGTGTTTACATAGAATTCACAGGATATAGTTTTGTGCTGAGAGCTAATCATCATACACATTCCCAGTGCACAGATGAAATTCACTTAGAACCACAAGTATTAGAAGCAATAAATAGATATGCAAATAGAGTTATTGGAGAAGCAGAATGAAACATAACAGCATAGAATACGAACTAGAGCAAATCTCAATAGAATCAGACGCAACACCATCATTGCATGACCGAGAACCGCCTACTGAATTGGTGTGGGTGTACAGAATAGATAATGATAATCCTTACTTCAGTGATTCGATTGAAAGCGATGAATACTACACAAGCTATGACGAAGCCCATGAAGCCTGCATAAACCACATAGAGCGTCTTTGTGACGGCCCAGACGAGCCAGACTACGACGCTATACCATACGGTGATAAAAGTGGATGTGGGTATGTAGATTGGGATGAACGCAGAAAATTAGGAGAATAAAAATGGACCACAACGAATACGACGACTGGGATTAACAAATGAACGAAGAACTTTACAAAAAATCATTGGAAAGGCAAGAGGAAATGGCAATTTTAATTGGATATATGTATTCATCGCTTGTGAATCCTGACCACAATAACCGCGAAGCAAGTATGCAGTTTATCCAGAGTAAAATTAATAAATTATTTTATTACAAGGACGCAGAATGAAAATAGAAATCCACCAAATTAGCGATAAAGCTTTTTTATCTATCCAAGATGAAAACATATCAGCAGAAATTAAACTTACCGACAAGCAGTTAGAAGATTTAGAATATATGCTTACGGACGTATCGCATGCCATAATGAAATTCAAACAATCAAAAAGGAATTCAGATGACTAAACCATTCATGATAGGCTGTTGTGCTGCAATTTTAATGTCTAGCGTCATAAACCTATTAGCAATTAGAGTCGCAACAGAAGTCGCCCCCAGCAACAATTCAATTATCCGTGACCAAAACGCAAGAATGCTTGTGATTCAAGAGCATCTTTTAGACGAAGTTCGCGAACAAACCGGAATATTATCAGTTCTACAACAACCACAAGGAGAAAATTAAAATGCTAGAAAACATAGGTTCTTATTTTGGAGATGAGCCAGAATTAGAAATAGAGCAGCACCACAATTACAATTTACAACAAGAATTCGACGCAATGATGTCAGAGGACCACGAACACGACTAACACAAGGAGCAACAAAATGTTAATTTTAACCCGCAAAAAAGGTGAGCGCATCATGCTAGGAGATGACTTAATTGTAACTTTCCTAGAATATGACATGAAGTACCGCAACGCCCGCATAGGAATTGAAGCCCATCCTAGTATCAGCATCCATCGAGAAGAAATCTATAACAAGATTAAAGCGCAACAAGCTATGCGCACTCGTAACCTTCGCAGTTAACGCCGCTTACCTTGATAGCTTTGGTCTTAGCACCCGAGCTATCAACTTCAAATTGCACCCGCTGGCCTGGATTCAAGGTCTTTCTTCTTTCTGGAGAAAGAATATCGCTATGATGGACGAAATAATCTTTACCGCCTGATGTTATGAAGCCGAATCCTCTATCATCTTTAAAAAACTTAACCACTCCGAGCATTTTAATACCTTTATTAACGTTAAAAATTACGCGCAGGACTTGCTCTTACTGATATGATTGTGCATGT